GGCATTCTGACGAGTGGATGCTTAGGTTCATGGGTGAGGCGCGGCGGCTTGGGCGGCTTTCGGACAATCGGTTGATGCAGGAGCTTGGTTAACTCGCGTGCGCGCGTGAGGGCGTGCGGCCGGCGGGATGCCTGGATTGTTGGGTGTCCCGCCGCGTCAGGGAGTAGTGCGTTGCTGCGGGGGCGAGTTTTTTATAACCGAGTTAAGTGAATTTTGAATTAGACGATGAGGATTTTGGGCCGGCGATGTTGGCCCTGGATGAGCGCAAGCGGAAGTTTGTGCTCGCGGTTATTCGATTACAACACAACGGCGCTAAGAACGCGGCGGCGGCGGCGCGAGCTGCGGGCTATTCGGATCATAAGGAAGCCTGCAAGGTTCAAGGGCATCTTTTGATGCACTCCCCGCGCATTCAGGCGGCTTTGACAGAGGAAACACGGCGGCGGATCAATTTGGCGGCGGCTATAGTCGCGACCCCGGTCGTGATCGAAATTGCCCTGGACAAGAAAGCGGCACACCGCGATCGGCTACACGCGGCGGAAATGCTGTTCAATCGGGGCGGCTTTGCGCCACAAACCGAGCACAAGGTAACGGTCGAGCATCAACAACCCAAACAATTCCTCGAGCTCGCCGAACGCCTGGCGAAAGAATTGAACATGCCGGCGGAACGGTTGCTTGGGATCAATCGGGCGGCGGCTGTGGTTTTGGAAGGCGTGGCTGTGGAGATTGTTGATGGACAACAAACCACTGACCCCTGAAGAACGGCGCCGCGTCATTGCGTGGGTGTCGAGTGAACGGCGATTTAATCGGCTGGCGTATTTCGAGCCGTATGAGAAGCAACGGCAGTTTTTCGACATGGGCGCGGATAAGCGTGAACGCCTGCTTATGGCCGCGAACCAAGTCGGCAAGACCGAGGCCGGCGCCTTTGAAATGGCCTGTCACCTGACGGGGCGCTACCCAAAATGGTGGAAGGGCCGCAAGTTCACGAAGGCGGTACGTTGTTGGGCGGCGGGCGAAACCTCGAGCGCGGTGCGCGATATTCTGCAAAAGAAACTATGCGGCGAACCGGGAGTGGATGACGACTATGGCGCCGGGCTCATACCGAGAGAATGCTTTGCTGACAAACCTTCGCTCGCTCGGGGTGTTACCGACGCCTACGATACTATTCAGGTGCGCCATGTCACAGGCGGCGTCTCGGTCTGCCGCTTCAAGTCCTACGAGCAAGGCCGCGCCAAGTTTCAGGGTGAAACCCTCGACTTCGTGTGGTTCGATGAAGAACCGGACCTCTCGATCTACTCGGAAGGCCTGACGCGTATCACGGCGACGGGCGGCATGGTCTTTACGACCTTCACCCCACTCAAGGGCATGTCTGACGTTGTGCGGCGCTTTACGGATGAGCGATCCGAGCAGCGCGGCATGGTGTCGATGACGATTGAGGACGCCGAGCATATTGCGCCAGAGGAACGGGCGCGGATTGTCGCGGGCTATGTGGCGCACGAACGCGAGGCACGGTCGAAGGGCGTGCCGATGTTGGGCTCGGGGCGCATCTTTCAATTTTCAGAGGAAGCTATTTCCGAACCGCTGATCGACCACGTTCCGCCGCATTGGACAAAGATTTGGGGAATTGACTTTGGAATCAATCACCCCTTCGCGGCGGCACTGATCCTGTGGGACCGCGACCAAGATATTATTCACGTCCATCACACAATCAGGCTTCGCGACGGCGGGCCGCTGCAACATGCTGTTCCCATTAGGGTTGTCGGAACCGCGGTGCCGATTGCCTGGCCGCACGACGGCAACATTCGCGGCGATCGCAACACCGGCACGACGATGGCGCAGCTCTACAAGAAGCAAGGCCTCAATATGCTGCCGGTTCATGCGACCTGGCCGGATGGCGGATTTTCGACGGAGGCCGGGATATTGGAAATGAGCGAGCGCATGGGCGTGGGCAAGTTCAAGGTGGCGGATCATTTGAGCGAATTTTTCGATGAGTTTCGCATGTATCATCGCAAGGACGGGCAGATTGTGAAGGAACGCGACGATATCCTTTCTGCAGTCCGCATTGCCGTGATGATGAAGCGATATGCGAAGGCGGTCCCGCTCGGCTATGCCGAAACCCGCCGAACGGGCGAGGTTCAAATCGCCGCCGACATGGACCTAGATATATTTGCCTCCTACTGAGTGCGTTGCTGAATTGCAGTGAGCGGCGCAAATCTGACCCGATGCGAATAGACGTTTACATTCACGATGCGTCAAACGACGCGGTTTTGACGCGCCTCGAGGTGCTCGCGGATAAAATGGCCTTAATCCTACAAACGGAGACTACCACTATGTCAGCACTCACCGATTCACTCGACAAAGCCGAAGCTGCCGCGAAGGCAAACAGCGATGCGGACGATTCCGCCGAGGCGCTCCTTGTCACCCTGGCGGGGCTGATTACGGACCTCAAGACAAACACGACTGATCCAACGACCGTGACGCGCATTGACGCGCTCTCGGCCGCACTCTCTGACCGCGCGTCTAAACTCAGCGCGGCGGTCGTTGCCGGCACACCAGCGGCCTAACGATGGCCGACGACTATTCACTCGGCGACCTCGGCCTCGGCGGTTTGGGCGATCTGCTCAAGCAGCAAGTCGCGGACGATGAAACCGAGCGAAAGAAAAAGCTCCTGATGGCCGGCGCCAACAAACCGCCGGCCCAGGCTAATGCTTTGGGGTTGGGAGCTATCAATCTGATAGGCGGCCTTAGCGGGGGTGCCCGTGGGTAGACTCCAAACATTTATGACAGGCGATGAGCTGCGTTATAGCTGGCAGGGCAGAATGTTGCACAACACCCGCAACCGCCCGGTTGGCGCCGTGGTGTGCTCCATAATTGCCCATTCCGATGATGAGCCGATGGAATTACTACTTCGCGCGGTCTTTCCTGATTATGCAGGGCTTAAACCTCCCGGCCTTTGCTCTGCGGGAAGGATCGCGCGGAACGGGACGGTCGTCGCCGATATCATCACCATCGAAGGAATCCGCCTTCTCCGACAGGCAATTTTTCTCGATACCGAACAGCTACAGAACACGTTCCGCCACATTTGCGACGACATGAAGCTATCGGACGCCGACCGCAAGGAAGTGTTCGACTATGTGAGGCGATGGATTGTTGCCGATTTCCGTCTTGACCCGCGTATGGACCCAAACGACCCCGACGCGAGGCGCTATGTCACCCACTAAATCAAAGGCCCTAGTAAAGAGCCCCGCATACAACGTCGCCCCCACGTATATGGCCTCGCAGGAGGACCAAGAAAAAGTACGCGATACCCTGCACGAATTTTCCGAAATGACGGCGTGGCGCAATCAATTCGCGTCGCAATGGGAGGAAGTTGCACAGCTCATTCACCCGGTATCGCGCAACACGTTTTTCTACGGTGACTACAATTGGCCGGGCCAGAAAAAGACGCATCAGCAAATCGACGCGACCGGCATGATGGCGCTGCACCGCTTCGCGGCGATCTGCGATTCCATGCTGACGCCGCGCAACATGGAATGGCATCAGCTCCGTGCGAACAACGAATATGTGATGAAAGACCGCGAAACGCGGCTTTGGTTTGATGACGTGAACCGCATCCTATTCAGGTATCGCTATGAGCCGCACGCCAATTTCACAGGTCAAAATCAGAATAATTTTCAATCGCTCGGCGCATTCGGCAATGCCGCGATGTTCATTGATAAGTTTGACGGCACCAATTACGGCGGCACGCGTGGCATCCGCTACAAAGCTATCCCGTTGGGAGAACTCTTTCTCAGAGAAAATCATCAGGGCTTGGTTGATGGGTTCATTCGTTGGTTTCGGCTGACGGCCTACCAAGCCGTACAGAAGTGGGGCATCGAACGCCTGCCGGCTAATCTGCACGCACCGCTGCAGCAAAACAGCCAATGGCAATATAATTTTTTGCATTGCGTTAAACCCCGCTCTGACTATGACGGCGATCGCCTCGATGCTCGAGGCCTGCCGTTTTCCTCCTACTATGTCTCGATCGAAGGCCAATGTTTGATGGCGCCGGAAGGCGGCTATCGCTCGCTGCCGATCTGTCCCTCGCGCTACGACCAGGGGCCGGCGGAAGTCTACGGACGGGGACCGGCGATGATGGTCCTGCCGGCGCTGAAAACACTCAACGCCGAAAAATCTGACTTTCTGACGCAGGGGCATCGCGCCGTTGCGCCCGTGTTTCTCACCGGCGACGATGGTGTTGTCGGATTTACTATGCGGCCCGGCGCGCTCAACAAGGGCGGCGTCAACGCTGACGGCAAGCCGATGGTTCAACCTTTGCCGACCGGCAATATCCAAATCAGCGAACAAATGATGGAAATGGAAAAGAACTTGATCGAGGATGCTTTTCTCGTTTCGCTGTTCAAGCTGATCCTCGATGAGAAAATATTGACCGCGACCCAGGTCACGGAAATCGTCAATCAAAAAGGCATCCTGATCGCGCCGACACTCGGTCGCCAGCAATCCGAATACCTCGGCCCGATGATCGACCGCGAGCTCGACCTACTTGCCGAACAGCGGCTATTGCCGCCCATGCCACCGCTCTTGCGTGAGGCGCGGGGTGAATACCGTGTTGTCTACACTTCGCCACTCGCCAAGACCCAACGCGCGGGAGAGGTATCCGGTTTTACCCGAACGCTCGACATCGCGCACCAGGTTGCAAACGCAACCGGCGATCCCTCGGTGTATGATCCGTTCGACCTCGAAACCGCGTTACCCGACATCGCCGATATCAACGGCGTTCCCGAGCGTTGGATGGCGGATAAGAAAGCGTTGGCCGCCAAGGCGCAACAGCGCGCCAGGCAAGCGCAAATTCAGCAACAGATACAGGCCGCGCCGGCGCAAGCCGGAATGATGAAGGCACAGGCCGCTCAATACAAAGCCGGAATGCAGCAACAACAGCCGGGCGCCGCGCCACAACAGCCGGCTCAACAGATGGGGCCACCGCAATGATCATGCTTTTCATCTTCATGCTGACGATCACAATGGCTTTCTTTTGTTTGTCGGGATTTTCAAGTGATGAGCGACGAACCCAAACTACGCGCGTTAGAGCAAGGTAAACGCGACTTTCAACTATGCTTCAACACGCCGGCGGGTCAGAGCGTCTTGATGTATTTCGCGGACTTTTGCCGAGCGGCCGAGACATGCGTTGCGATCGGCGCGAAAGGTGCGCCGATAGACTTACACCGGACGCTGGTGCTCGAAGGACGGCGCGAAGTGTTCTTAGAAATACAGAAGTTTTTGAACTTGACGCCCGAACATTTATTCCTGCTCTCGACGGGCAAGGCATATCGCACAGGAGACGCGACCGATGAGTGATACCAACCTTGCACCCGCGCCAGCCCCCGCACCCGCCCCCGCCCCGGCGCCAGCGCCGGCCGCGCCTTGGTATCAGGGCAAAGCCGACGATTGGCTATTGGCAGAACAAGGCATGGAAGGCAGACGACCCGGTATCAATCGCGCTCGAGGCGACAAAGGCCGCGCGTGAGGCGCAGCGGTTTGTCGGCGCCCCGCCCGAGCAATTGATCCGGCTTCCCAAGGACGCAAAGGACGAAGCCGGATGGAACAGTGTATGGAACAGGCTAGGGAAGCCGGCCGACCCGAAGGGTTACGACTTTACCGATGTCAAGTTTGCGGACGGCTCTGCGATCAAAGACTCATTAGCAGACACGATCCGCAAAACGGCGTTCGAGAACAATATACCGAAGGATGCTGCGGCGGCCTTTGCTCGGTCGCTCGTGAAGCACATGGACTCCGAGGACACGACGGAAGCGGGGGAAGTGAAAGCAAAGTACGACGCGAGCCTGCAGCGGCTTAAAGAGACTTGGGGAACGAACGGCAATATCAACCTTGTCACAGCGGCGGAAGGCGCTCGCAAGTTGGGCATAAGCCCCGAGCTGCAGCAAAAAGTAATGGAGACGCTAGGCGCCGACGTGGCGGCCGAAATGTTCCGCAAGGCCGGGCAGGGACTTAGCGAGGATAAGCTAGTCGAGGGCAACAAGAATGCGCCGGCGACCGTAGACGCCGCCCGCGCCCGTAGGACCGAGTTGATGCAGGATAAGGATTGGGTCACGCGCTACAGAAAGGGCGGCGTGGCCGAAAAGCGCGAAATGCACAACCTTAATCAGATCATCACTAACGTCGTTGATTCAGCCGCGTAGGAGAGCCCATGTCGGACACATCGACAATGCCAACATTGGCAACACCATCTGACAACGAACCACAGCCGAAGCGCAAATATCATCGCCGCGCCAATAAGCGCGTGACCCCGCGCCTAGACCCATCGCCTTATGAGGGAATGAGCGGGACAAACCGCTGCGCTTTTGCCTGTCGGCCCGATCGCTGCGTTATCACCCATGCCGGCAACTGCGGCGCCAGCAACCTACTTCCGCACCAGAACGGCGATCAGGCAATCCTTCGCCGTTTCAGGGAGGCCAAGGACTTCCTCGCGCATCAAAAGATAGACAAAAGGCCAAAATAAATGCCCTGGGACGCAAAGAGTTTTGCGAGCCGGCACAATAAAAAACTGCGCGGCAAAGCGGCGTCAAAGGCCGCGTCTCAGGCATCGGCCCTGGTAAAAAAGGGAATGCCGGAAGGCGAGGCCATCGCCATCGCCAACAAAACCGGCAACCGACTTATGGGGAAGCACGGACGCAAAAAATAGGAGGCGACTATGATCGCATTAGCTATCCAAGTGTTGTGGCTTCTAATCGGGATTATCTGCCTGGCGGGTGTGATCTGGCTAGTGCTGTACGGCATCAAAACCTTTGTGACGGAGATTCCGGCAAGGCTAGAACAGGGAATATGGTTCATAGTTTTGCTGCTTATCATCATCGGTGCGCTGACCCTCTTGGCTGGCGGCAACCTTCCTGGCCCGCGTTTACTGCACTAATGACCGGAAACAAGGTTGTTTTGCTGGCAATCATCGTAGCGATTGCCGTGTACGTCGGCGTCTATTTCAGCGGCATTGGAAGCTGTTGCGACCTAGGCTGAGTGCGTTGTAGATTCTTTTTTTCTATGTATTTTCCACCCAATCGCGGCGTGTAAGGCCCCCGCAAGGACACGGCCAAAATCGCGAAGTGACGGCCCCCGGCATCGGACACGGCCGAAGGATGAAGCCCCCCGCAAGGGATACGGCA